AATGTCTACTCTATTTTTTTCTTAATAATTTACTAAAACCTCGTTTAGCGGTGCCCACGCCTCTTACTCTTCCACCTGATTTAAGTGTAATTCTACCGCCTCTTGCCATAGATGGCAACGGTGATCCAGATGTAAAAATATTCTTTATTTTTGAGAAGATTCCTGGATTTGACTCCACTTGATTAAGTGGGGCTCTTATGGCCCTAAGCATTTCCATTTTTTTAGCATCTTCCAAACGTTGCTTCACAACTGGATTAGACACAGAATAATCCGTGCGTGCATTATTTAATGCATCTTGTTCTATTGCGTAATTTTGATTATTTAAGTTGGTTACATACTCCATAAGTTCGTTCCGGATTACTTTTTTAGGGGCACCACTGTTCTTCAACACTTCAATTTTCTTTTTTACATTAATCCATCCGGGATCTTTATTAAATGGACCTCCACTGATAGGATTGCCATGTCTTGCATTGAATATCTTTTTATGAGGTATAGCATTTGGATTAGCGGTCGTATTTGGAGCAAATAATACTGGTTTTTTTTGTTTAAGTACAACTGGTTTCTTTGTAGGCGCTAAATAATCCATGCCTTCAGATCC